TATCGCCACAATATTGCACCATTATTTTAGAAAGATTCACCAAACTAACAGGAATTGAGCCTAAGTTAATCGGAAGATTGCCAGATTAATTAATATTAATTGTGATATAATATTAACAGTAAATGCCCTTCGCGATGCTGAAACATCCAAGGGCTGTAAACCTAACTAACAGGATCACAATGATTGATTTTAGCAAAGAACTAGCTCTAAGTTTACTCGGTTCCGGTAAAGAATACCCCGTTGATTTTGAAGACGCTTGGCAATGGTTAGGATATTCTAGTAAGCAATCTGCCAAAAAGAAGCTAACTCGCAACTTTGAGGAAGGTGAAGACTACTTATCCAAGTGGATGAGTGTCGCTCACAGTAACGGTTTGACCGCTTCTCGTACTGAGTCAATCTTCTTAACTGTTGATTGTTTCAAAGCGTTGGGGATGATGGCGGGAACGGAACAAGGGAAGACAACTCGACAATATTTCCTCCGGTGCGAAAAGGAATTAAAATATTCTAAGTCCACTGGTGGGATGAACCTGTTGGATAAACCCTCACCTCAGTTGATTAGTGATGCGATTATGGCAGTCTTCCGACCTACCAATGTTGACCCAACACTTGTCTCAGGGATTATTGCCAACAATATCGCTAAAACTTATCCGGCGTTGGCTCCTGCGATGGAAGAAGCCAAAAAACATCTAACAGTCGAAGTTGAGGGAAAACTTCTCACGCCCACGGAACTCGGATTAATTTTAGAACAGCGCACTGGACAAAAACACTCGGCACAACGGGTCAACAAACTATTAGCTGAGAATGGATTGCAAACCCCAAACCCTCACGGGAAAGATCCGGCTTGGTTGCCAACGTCAAAAGGATCTGAATTTTCTAAGTTGTTACTCGCTGCACAGAAGGGGATTAAGGACGCAACCCGTCAACACTTGCAATGGTTTGAATCCGTTGTTGATGTTTTGGCGGTGTAGGGTAGGGTGAAATAGCAAAAAGCCTAGGATTTAACCCCTAGGCTTTTTAGTGTGGATGTGTGTTTATTTGACCTCGTAGACGCCTGTACTAGGTGAACTCACGTCCCCGAATGCGGAAACATTGCGGGGACACTTATTATTATAACAATTTAATCAGTCCCAAATTTTGCCTTGAGTGCCAACATAGCTTTTTTCTTCTTATGTCTGAGATAGGATTCGGCATCGGTCAGATTCCGACCTGGATAGATTCTCGGCCTCCCTACGGGCTTGGGGTCTGAGGTTGTTATTTTCTCATGGATTCTCGGTCGCCCCTCTGGTTTGGGATCTGAAATTTGGGACGCTCCGCAGGGTGTACAGCGCCACTTTTGTCTACCGTCCGAATGAACCCCGTTTTTTTTCATCTTGTGTCCGCACTTTGGACATGGCGGGTTTTTCTTGGTTTCATTGGATTTTCGATTCCGTAACCAACAGGGATTGCAGAAATACTTTTGTTTTCCGGTTGGCGTTATCCCAGACTTCCACATCTTCCCACCGCAAGTTAAGCAGCGCGGGTTGTATTTTTCCGTGTTATCTTTGTCCATTAGTAGCCTGTTCTGTAGGTTTACTCAAGTCCCCAGATGTGGCAAAACATCGTGGGGATAATTTTTCTAGGTACTCAATACAATTGTAGCCGGATAAATTGCCATGTAATCGTTTTCACCTAAGCTAATTTTCTGCTGCTCAACTAAAGAAAAAATTGCAAACCAGAATACTTTTTCACTTAATCCCAAATCCTTCTGAGCTTTAGAGGGATAGATAAATACTGCCCTCTTTCCTAGGAATTGAGGGATTAACCATTTTTCCACAATGGTGATCGCATTCTCTAGTTCTTGAGTATTAATCATAATTTAATCAGCACAAAACTATTGTTTTATTATATAATATAAACAGTTCTAAACGCTAACAAAATATGGCAATTGCAACGACTGTAAAGATAGAACTTCACAAAGATTCAGATATGCCGAGCTATGCTTACAAGGAGATCCAGAAATTGTTAACAACAATGGACTTAGATGATATTTCCTTGACTGAAAAATTAGAGATCATGTCAAAGATTGTGGCGATAGTTGATAGAGAAGGTTGGACAATTGATGGAATAACTTTAGGTAAGCTCACAACAGGAGACTAAATGGCGATCGCAACAAACCTAAACCAAAGAATAGAAGGGCAAAAACTTCTATTCACGGCTGCCACTGATACTATGATTATCGGGGGAATAGTTAGCAATCTTTCTGTAACGGATGCCTATTTTAGCTTAAAACCTTTTATGGTTAATGCTAAGATAGATCGGGGTTTTCCATTCCAACTTCAAACCAAGTTACTCGCTCCTGCATTAACAGAGGTTAAGGCTTTTGCTACCGATACCCCTGTTAATTTATTTTGGGATTCTAGCGATGGTTGGAACTCTGAAGTTTTAGAAGATTGGAACGGGGCAATCCCTAACTTTATTCCTGTATTATCGAATATAACTATAGCGGAGATTTAAGATAATGCCTTGGATGGGAAGTAAAGCCAATATAGCCGCGATTGTGGCTTTAAGTGTTACTGATTTAGAGGATGGAATTGTCTTCTATGCTTCTGCTGAAAAAGTTTGGTTAGCATTAGCTAAAACCGACACGACTTCAACAGCAAATAGTAAAAGTTGCTACACTGCCACGGGCGGAGGTAGATGGTTTATATCCAGAGATTCTACGGTTGTCGCCACTACCACGCCAACGGGGTCGGCTGCGATTGGAACCCGTTGGATATATCAAGAGAATGGGGCGGTCAATAACTATGATTCAGTCCTAACCTATGTCTACAACGGCACGGCATGGGTAGAGACAGATGCCAGAATGCGAGTACACACTGACACCCCGGCAAGTGTTTCCAAGACTCCAAATAGTGCGAGAGAGACGTGGCGAGATACCTCGACAGGGATTTTATATCGTCCCTTTAACGGGGGGTGGGTAGCAGGAGAGGGAGCTACTTAATGATTCAATTTACCTGTGGAAGTTCACAACCTTTGGACTTAACGCTATTTGACGGGGTTGTGATTGGCTACTATTGGCAGTTATTTGTTGACCGGAACGGGACTAAAAACCCTCTGGACTTCCCAGATAAAATCATCCGAGCGCAATTCCTTTATGGGCATAAACATCAAAAGCCCTGTCCATTTTCCGGTTGTGAAACGATAGAACAATGGATTAAAAAACGAGTTGCAAAATTCCCTAAGATTAATGAATGGGTATTAACAAATGAATTTACCGACGATCTAGGTGTCGGCTATCCTGGTTATAAACTTGATAACCTAAAGCGATATTGTGAAGTCGCGCATATTGCCAACCCCAAAGCTCGATTAATTTTGGGAGATTTCAAACCCCACCTATTCAATAAATGGGATGCGATCGCCAACATCTGTCACGAATTAGCTAAGGATTTTCCTGTTGAGGTAGGGATTCAAACTCATTTGAAAACCTATAATGCTCCGGTGATCCTAAACAGATTGCCTAAAATTATTGAGATGTTTGATGTTCCCGTGCATTTTATTGAAGCGAGTCTTTGGTATAAATCCGTTGCCGATAAAGCGATTTGTAATGGGCTATGGTCGGAGTTGATATCAATAGCCGAACAGCATCAAGTCCAATCGTTTTGTAATTGGTGGTTATGTTCTGAGGATGCCGAGGTTGGGCGGCGGATGCCTACTTTTGAAAGTTTAAAACTATATATTAAAGAATAATATGTCATCATCTTTTCCCACTGAACCAAGCTATGTTGACACATTCAATATGTTGCCAACTCAAGCATTTTTAGAGAGAATCACGGAATTTTATATAGAAGGAACTAATTCAGAAATCTTAAACAATGGTACATTACAAAACGGAACATTTATTGCAACTTTTTCCAGTTCAATCCCTCAATTTATCGGTAATTCAACCGTAGGGTTGTTCTGCATAAACACACAAGATCAGATTACAGGAAGTCAAATCATTGATCTAAAAAGTGATGATATACAACTTGGCTACAACGGCACAACCGCGTCTTATAATCTATCCCTAAATAAACGATTTTCCCCGTCTGGTAGTCCTAAATCCTTTGCGTTGGGGATTGATTCGGGTGAGATGGTTGACATCCTTTTTGTAGGCAAGATTGAGGCGAACAAGTTAAAAAATCTAGCTCCTATGAAACAAAGGTTTTTAGATACTTTTAAAACCTTCTTTGGGACGGCCTCAGATTATCAATGGTATGCAGGATTGGCAACATTACCCGAACCGTTAAACATTAATAGCAGTGTCGAATTAGCTAATTTTGTAATATTAAATAGCTCCCCTGATTTTATCGACAATGCAATAACTCAAGGGGGAAAATATATTGGTAGCGGTGTCGGTTCTACAGACCCAAATCTTCAATTAGCTGCACATCATAGGTATGGAACTTTTATTGTAGTTAACTGGAATCAGTCAAGTACCTGCGTCACGAGTCTATTTAATGAAACAAGTTTCACTCCGAGTAAAGCTGATTTATTGTATAATTCAATGTTTGTATTTGGATACATGAAAGGGGCCGAAGATGCAGAAACTCTTGTGGCTTTTGCGGGGGAAACTCCAAAAACCGGAATTTTACCTTACGCCAAGGGAGATAATGACGATGAGAATTTGATTGATTATTACGCTTTTTATCCTAAAGTTGATATTAAATCAAGTGATGTAATTATTATTTAATATGGAAATTTTAATTTCATTTACCACAACGGTTGGAGTAGTTGAGGCTTTAAGAGCAATAAAAGATGTTGCTGTTGATGTTGTAAATCAGAGCATTGTTTTGTGGTTAAAGAATAAAAAAATACCCAACCCAGGACAACCGGATCGACCGGTGAACAATAGGGAAGTAAACCGTAGAACTCCGCCTTATTTGGGTGTTGGAAAGTATGCTTATATAACATTAAGAACAACACGATACGACTATAGATTTTTTCGGTATTCTTGGAACTGGTGGGAAGAAGAATATTCTGGCACGGAGACCGGATCTTATTATTACTACGTCTTTGCAGAGGGGCTTGCTGGTCAATATATTGATACATATAGGACTCCACCTGGAGGGCCGACCGGAGGTGGAACATATAGAGTCCTCGCTTCTTCTTATACCTCTGGATCTAGTAGCTTCTCTAGTTATTATCAGTACAACAATCTGTATAATGCCGGTAATCCTAACTGGCCAATCGGAGGAGGGGAGCCACCCGGCACAATGCTTGGAGGTCGGGGAAATGGTTTTGAATTTGGTTCCGTATCCGTATCTTTTGGAGATTAGTTTTGGCAACGTTAAAACGAACTAACATAATCAGTTGTCGTTGGCATTTCTCCCTCTGATCTCTCCAATAATATTCTAACACCCAAACCCATAAAACAAAAAGCCACCAAGCGGATGCCGGGTAGCTTTAAGAGAGAATCTTTCCACCAATATTATTATAACACGAAAACATTAACATAATCAGTCGTTATTGGTATTGCGATCGCACTCCTCGTCCACGGGATAAAAAACTATATATCCCTTTGAGTTTATCGTTGCTTTGCACTTAATTGTCTTTCCTTGATTGTCGAGTAAATACCCCACAATCGACGGCGCAGCTATTTCCGTTAGTGCTGTTTCTGTTGTCATTCTATTTCCTCAATTCTTATCTAAATTTGTTCATGTTGATCTTTTCCACGCTTTTCTGCAATCTTCAGAAGTGAACTTGTACAGTGTTCCTTTATCACGAGATGTCTTGCCGCCTTTACGACCTATCTCAGTCATGTAGTCTTTGTTTCGTGATGTGGAAACCCCACCATCGCTACACTCGTCTGGCGTGAATTTATGAAGCGTTCCTTTATCGTGAGATGCTTTACCCCCTTTGCTAGAAACCTCCCGACGTTTTTCTGGGCTCATAGCAGCAAAACCACATTTCTTATTTTCTGATTTCATAATTTTACTAACATCTAAGTTAATATTTATTTTAACACAAATACCTTATAATAAAGAAAAAGTATCTGAGTTTGTAGAGAATCTCAGATACTTTTAAAAAGCAAACACACAAAGCAACAACATAATGATTATACAACAACTTTCACTATTTGAAACACAACCCGTAATTCTTGATTCAAACGAAAATTATACCCCGTCTGATTTGATTGATTTAGTCCATGAGTTTTATGGATTTCCTGAATTAGACCCTTTTAGCTGTGAACTTGCCAACCGAACGGTAAAAGCTCAAAAGATATTCACAATTCAAGATGATGGATTTAAACAGAACTGGAGGGCTAAGACACTCTGGTTAAACCCTCCCTACAGCGCGGGATTTGTTGAGAAGGTTGTTGACAAATTAATTCAAACCCTGAACGAGACGGAAGCGGAAGCCCTTTTGTTAACCAATACTGACAACAGTACAGCCTGGTATAAAAAGGCTTTGAATCGGTGCGATCGCTTCTGCCTACCCTCAACCCGACTCACATTCTACAGTCCCAAACGGGCGGCGGAAGGAAAAAAACAAGACCAAAACAGGTTCTCCCAAACTCTGTTTTATTTTGGATTGCAACCTCAAAGATTTGAGGAAATTTTTGAGGGGTGGGGAACTGTTTGTCAAACTTCTAAATGGTAGTAATTTAATCAAAAATAGATTATGAAAGAAGCGTTGGAATTATTGGAAGATAAGATTACTCAGATGGTTTTTGAATCCGACCTTGATATTTTTGTTAAGTGGCTCAAAAGCATGACAAAAGATGCAAGTGCTGACAATGAAGTGATAGTTTATCAAACCTTAGATGGTCGAAGTGGGGGATTTGATTTTAGATGCGACCCTTGTACAAAAGCTGCCATGATTGGATTTGCTTTGTCTGGGATTCTTTGGACTCGGACATTCCCTGGGTTGCTAATAAAAGTTAATGCAGCATGGAAAAAAGCTAAAATAAAAAAGTAAACATGGATTGACGATCTAAAAAGCACCTCTATTAATTTAGAAGTGCTTTTTATTTGGCAAAGACTAGAAACCCTATACTCCTGCTTTATCCTAGCCTCCTGCTTTGCGCCGCAGATATTCAGCAAGGAGAAGTGCCTCGGCCCGCCCGTTGTATTTCTTGAGCTTTAATTCCATAGCCATCTGGGGGAATAACTGCACCGCAATAATCCTTGATGCGTCCTTGTCTTTCCCTATCAAGCCATAATGCTTTTTCCATTCTTGAGGGGTCACCAACTCCATAGGAATATTTAACGCTGCGATCACTCCCAACCAAATGCCAAAATTCATCCCAAAATCAAAGGTTGAACGAACTCCCTGTCCTGGCATTGAATGAACGCTCTCTATGGCGATTATTGAGTTTGAGGTAATTGACTGTGCTAACTCCGATGCCATTAATGCAGGGCTTGACTTCGTTGTGATTTTAGTTTTGGGTTTGGCCTTGGACTTGACTGTTCCCTTGTCCACAAGTTGATCAATTAGCGTGAGGTTTGGCTTTTTGCTTTTAACCTTAGTTTTAATCTCAATAACTGGACAATCAATGAGTTTGATTCCCGATGGAGAGATGATAGCAACTCCTCCGGTTTTTCCTGGGTCAATTCCGATGAAAGTATTGATCATTGTTTTATATTTGCAAGGTTAATGATTGATGGGCTGTGGTCTGTATTTAATATCCTCTCAAGTACCCAGGAAAAGTTTTGTTTATTAACTATTTCGCCAGTCTTTTTGCTCAAAATCCTAAGCATTATTCTTGTTTTATCGCCAATATAACCCGGATCATAGCCTAAGTTTTCGGCAATATCTGAATAGGTTAAATCGTTTAATATTCCCTCAATAATCTTTCTTGTTAAGCTATCAAGATGTTTTCCCGTTTCAGATAAAACCAAGCTATCAACTAACCAAATATATTCTAATTGTTCCCTAGATGTCATTGGTAAAATCTTCCTCTTTGTAATAAACCCCATTGTGAATTCTAAAACCCTCGATATTCTCTGTTTCGATATCCCAGAAATTAACTTGTTCACCAATCATCCAGATCAATAATTCTCTCAACGTACCAAAACACGGAAGGTGTGGCAACTCAAGTCTTAGTCTGTCAGGCGTTCCAAAAGCACCCTTAAAATGACTACTAAATCTAAAAATAGTGTAATGATGACTAGCTATTTCTTTCGATATTTCTTCTACTTCATTCAGCAAACTTTCCAAATCTTTCATAACTATTTCCATCCCTTCTTAATACTATTCTGATTAGCAAAAGCTACATGATCTCTGGTGATCTGCCACTTATAACGGGGTCTTAACTCCTCTCCAATCCTGACACAATCCGAGTCTGTATCAGTCAGAGGAGTCACACCATTCTGATATTTGAACAAGGTCTTAGTTACCCAATTGACATCGGTTAATAATTGATTCCCGCCGCGTTTCTTGGCTTCCTTAACCACTAATTCTGCTATTTGTGGATAGGGTGATTTTGCTTTTGCCATATTCTCTCCTAATACAATTCAAAATTACCAACTCGGATTACCGCCATTAACAGCCTCAATCATGTATTTACTTCTACGATGCCAACCATTAGCAAATACCTTCTGAGATGGGTTCCCAGTGTAAATTGAAGTATAATAATCATCCTGTTTCTGGATATAGTTTTTAGCTTGTTCTGATGGTGTTGAACCGGAAATATCCCACTTTTTGCCACTATTGACATAACTATTCATAATGGCTAGATTTAAAGGTTTTTGAGCTTTATCAGCACCGGAAGCTACCCAGTAATCAGTATGATAGATTTTGATAGCTTGCGGTAGGGTAATCTGTGTAACCTCTATCCCGTGCCTTTTTGCCACAGCATTGGTAATACCGTATTTAGTTTTCCCACCGCCATCGGCAGGGTGATCCGACCAACCTCCTTCTACTTTTAGAATATGCGCGATCGCCCATGCAAAACCCTCGTCATTTATACCAGCTTGACTAACAGCTTTCTTGATGTCTTCAGGGGCTTGTGCTTTGGAAATATCACCGGAAACATTACCCGATGGATTAACACCCGTTACTGATTGAATGGCGGGAGATTGTAGTAAATTGAAACCCGCAAATCCGACTACTCCTATCATCATTAAGTTATTGAAAATCATTTTTTTGGCTCCATTATTGGGATTACTTTTTTAGGGTCAATATATTTCCCGTTGAGTTTCATTCCTAAGTGCAGGTGATTTCCGGTAGATGTTCCCGTAGTACCAACTAGAGCTATGGGAGTACCTGCTTTGACCGACTGACCTTTCTGGACTAAAACTTTCGAGGCGTGGCAATATTTGGACAGGTAGCCACCGGAATGATTGATCTCAACTGCATTACCACAACCGCCCATGTCACCCGCAAAAGACACCTGACCATCGGCAACAGCTAAGATGTTTGCACCCCCTGGCGCTGCAAAATCAATCCCGTTGTGCATTTTTTGCCCTCCCGTTACAGGATGCTCTCTCATACCAAACCCAGAAGATATTGTGTAAGGGGTTGAATGGGGATAGATAAACTTAGGGGCGTTTTTACCTAACGTAATTGTTTCTGATGTTGTTGTTGATTGGGATTGAGGAACTGAGGTAGAGGGTGATCCAAATTTAAAAATGCTAAAGCCCACAAGCAAAACAGAAACGAAACACCAGAACCAAACATCATCAAGCTGTTCCTCACAATCCCTTATCCTCTCCTCCAATTTCCGGTTCAACATTGCCTTATTTTCCCCCCATATCTTGCTTGCCTATTTGTTCTGATTTATCGTTTTTGGGAACGTCAAGGTTGTAGCGCGATCGCAAGCCACCTAATTTAAACTCTCCACTGAACAGATTTTTAGCAGTCTCTTTCTTTTCGGGTTTAGTGGAATCGGAAGATTTTTTATCATCGGTTTTGGGTTCTTCTTTAGGTTTTGCCCAGTCCTCCTTGGGTATCTGCCTAGTTATTTCTGGGATGGTTTTTACCGTTTCGGCTACACCCTTTTTAAACCACCAAGGGATTGACTGATTCCAACAAAAGTAAATCAGAAATACCCAACCCAGAACAGATCCAAAATAGAATAAAACTCTCATTATTTAACATCCTCCAGTGATTCAATTGGGGTAATGGTTGAATCGGAATCGTCACCTTGACCGGGGGGAAGTTGACGATTATTTGTGGCATTTATAGACCCGCCGAACCAATAGGTTAAAGTCCCTACACTTTTCTCGAATAATGTCTTGATAGCGGTTTCAACTGTCATCCCTCTAACTCCAAAAAAGACAAGTAAAGTTAGCGCAGAAACGAAAACAATTCTTGAGGGTTTCATAAGTAAAGCTCCTAATTAATTTGTGATTGAGTAGCTTGTTCAAAATCAACTGTTACCTTGATTTTCTTGTTAGATTCTTGTTTATTCAATGGATTGAACACTATAATTACCGACTCTTTCCCTTTAAGAAAAAACTGCATTCTACTAGAAGGGAATCCACGCTCTCTATAGCTGTAGTCTCCCGTTATTGGGTGTCGGGTTATGCGACGCAAGGAAAATCTGGTATCTGAAGAAACGGTAACTAACTGCACTGAATTAGATGGGTTGTGAATCCGTTGCCCTCTGGGTTCGCTGCCCACATACACCAGATAATTTCCTGGACGATTAAACACAGATAGCTCGGCGGCCGAAGGTTTTGGAGTAGATAATAACGATGTCGCAACAATCAATCCGATGGTCAATAGTTTTAACTTTTTGTTCACGATTCTCCTATTTATTAATTAAGACTTTGGACTGAGAGGACTGAGATAATTGAGACTCCCATGCGGGTTTTAGGTAGTTAATGTAACGCTTGTTAGTAGAACGCGGCTCTATTCCTAACTCGCTACAAATTTGTTTTAGGGGTGATGGAATCAAACCGTGGGAATATTTAAAAGCCCGAAGTTCAAGAGAAGATTTAAACAGGGCAGTATTAACCTGCTCCCACCAATCACTATCCGGGTCGGTTGATTTGGCACTGGCAAAGGTAACGTTAAATCCTGATAGGTCAGGAATTGAAACTACTCTTGATTGCCCTTTGATTGTGCAGATAGCGGGTCTTTTCCCTTCCTTGAGCAACCTTTCAGCTATCTCTATTAACCCCGTTTTCTCCCCGGCTAAATACCGTAACTGCGATTCAGGGATTGATGGGTAGCAGATTATTAATTGAGCTAAATTTTCCAGTGTTGCCAAAGTAAAACCACCCTCACCGACGGACGCGGATTGACCCACGGGGATTAACTTAATCTTGTAGCCTCTACCCTGCTTAATGATCTCAATTAGCTTATCGAGCCGGGAATTGGTTTTGTCTGACTTGTATCGTTCCACGATACTGTCAAATTCTTCGCAGATTAGGCAAATCGGAGTCAGGTCAACTTGAATTTCTGATATCTTTTTGGCTCCGTTTTTGGCTCCGTCAACACAAGCCTTAATCCGTTTATCTAATTGGGCGTGAACGTGATCAATTAGGCTATCAATCTCGTCATCGGGTTGCTTGATCCATTCGGTGTCCAACCCAAACCAATTATTAAGATACCCGTCATTATCGGGCTTTCCATAATTCGGGTCAGCAATGAACAATTGACCGTCTGGATTGTTGCCTAGCCATTGACTGATAACCAAGCCTAAGAGTTTAGATTTTCCCGACCCCGTGCCACCCGTTAGCCTTTGATGTGGCAACGATAGAAATTCAGATACCCAACCCGAATCATCTTTGATTGATTGAAACTTAGACTTGATTTCCGGTGGGATAGCTTTGATTAAGAGTTGTGAAGATTTGGCATAACCTTTTTCTCCAAAGTCCCCTAGACTATCCAAAGCCTGACCAACTCCCCAAACTGTCCAACTAACTGATTTAGCCAAGGTATCGGGGACGGTGCGGGGTAGATCCTCAAGTTTGACCATAGACTCATCCCCTAGTATCAACCCCGCTAAAGCACCAAGGCATCCCACGCCTGCTAAATATAGAAGGATTGAATTGTTAACCGGTTTACGCTCAATTACCAAAACGCTACCCCATTCTCCTTTCTGAGATTGGTGGGGTGAGATACCTTTTAAATCCTCAATCTGAACAGTCGCAGCGCTGAATAAACCAATGGCTGAAAATCCTAAACTTGCTGCAACGGCAACCCCCCAATTCTCCTTGGTAAAATTACTTGGTTTTGGCATCTTTAGCCTCCTTTTCTGCCAATTGTTTAGCCTCAAGTTCTAATTGCTTTTGAAGGGCCTCAGTCCGCTTCTGCTGCTCGTAGGTTAAAGCTCTAAGTGTCATGGCAACCTCAGAGAACCGACGGACATCACTCGCCAAAACCGAGACATTAACAGAGGTAAACTTTAATTGAATTTGATCTGCCGACGTAGTTTCCCAATGGCGTTTTAGTGCCAAAAGATTTCCCCAAACCTCAAACAACAAATCAGCCGCTTGCTTCCGTTCTTTAGGTGAACCGTTAAATTCTCCCTCTAGCGTAGCTTTATCAAGTTTGTTAGCCAGAAAGTTGATTTTCTTAATCAGAAATAACTCAATAGAAATGGGTTTCTTTTCAATCTCAGAACGAGCTTGCAACAGGAATGTTTCTGCTACCGCTTCACTCAGATTGTTAACTTGAAAACCTACCTCGTTTAATGACTTATCTAATAGCTCATTTCGTGCCATTTCTAAGTCAGGGGATGGTTGAAATTCTCCAGAATTATCATTAGCTTCGGTCGAGGTTTCCCCTGTTGGTTCTACCGTCATTTGCTGAACTTCGGCACTTTCAGCTACGGGAACGTTAGGAGCAAACTTCTTGATAATTCCTGATTTATTCCCGACTAAGGTAATAAAACTACAAACTGCAATAACTGTTAGTAAAACCGCTACTCGTTTTCGTGTTTTATTAGGCTTTCTAGGTTCCCTCTGAGTGGCTTCTGAATCCCCACTAAAAGCTGGTAAGTCATCACTAGGCTGTAAACTGTCTAACATCTATATCAATCTCCCTGTGCATGGTGTGAGGTTTTGATTTTCTGGGCGTTGGTGTTTGGAGTGGTGTTTTCGGGCGAAAGTACCTTTCCATAGAGTTCAAGGGCTTCAAAGTATTCAGGACTCCCAGGCTGAAGGCAATTCAGGTGATTCTCGGTTGCCCTTTGGATCAGTTCACCCAACACAAGGTTAAAGTCTGGTTTTGTGTCTGATCTGTTGGGGCTTGTTTCCTTGTTTGATTGGGTGTTATTGCGGGTTGTGATAGCCAAGAGTGCAGTAGTTGTGGAACTAGCTATTAATCCGATAAAACCCCCGTATTGACCCATTCTAACCTCTGATATTTCCGGTTCTAATGTTAGGGATAACAGGACTGAACTAAGACCACCAATCACAGTTCCAACCATGATCGCCTTAACGGGTTCTGGGATTTTCATATTGATAGTTTTGGGACTGTTCCCTGATTCGACTAAAAACTACTTGATTGCTAAATATTAAAAACCCAATAAAGAATGCTGTTAAATAATAAATAGTATTCATTAGAAACAACCTCCCATTAAAAAGGGCATGACGTTATGTGAGCAGTAAACTCCAAATAGATTAACCAAGTCGATAACGATTCCCACTTAAAACCCTCCCATTAATAATTCTAATTGTTGACTGATTTCCTTGGGTTGAGGGATTTTTAGGATAACTTCTATTCTCTCAACCCGCGTTTCTAATTGTTCTATTCTCCGAAAAAACTTCTCACAGCTAACTGGGATTTTTTTGACTTTCCCACCGCTTCGTTAAGTTGCTGTTCTAAAGCCTCAATTGAGATTTCTTGATCAAAGTCTAAGAGGT